TGAGTCAATGGACCGCTTGTAGTCGCAAACGAACGTGTACGCCTGATCCGCCGTCGAACTGAACTCAATGGATCGGTCAGGCTGCACGGTGAACATGCTTGACTTGCCGGTCGGGATGACGTTCTGGTCAACCGTCCCGCGCCATGTCTGGTAGGGGATGTAGATGACGGGAGTGTTGCTGCTGGCCCCGTTGGCCGTCGAGTACATTTGCAGGAACCGATACCCGGCCCCGTACAGGTCTTGACGGATGTCGTCGTAGTCGGCGACTTGGGAAACCAGTGTGGCGCGGGAAAGGACGCGGCCAGAGGAAGGCAGCGAGAACGTGCCCTGCTTCTGCATGAAAAGCCATTGATCCTGCTCGTTCTGGATCGCCCGATACGCATCGGCAACCGACTTCACCAGCTCGAACAATTCCCCCGCCTGGCCGACAACCGTCGTGGGGGCCGTCCCCGGCAAGGCATTCCCGCCGCCAATGTACCGGTGCGCGAACTGGCACAGTTCAAGATAGGTCACGAGAACACCTTGTCGGTCTGGATGCACACGATCAGCGAAACCCTGATCGAATCGGTTGGGTTGGTGACGTAGTGCGGATACTCGTTGCGGAACTCGTACACGTCGCCTGGGGCGGCTTCCAGCTCTTCTTTCCCGACAACGAACTTCTGGCCTGGCGCGCTCTCGACCTGTACGCAAAACTTGCGGTAGGTTTCCGCGTGCCACCCACGATCAATGTGCGGCTTGACGCCGCCAAACGCCGGGATGCGGGTAATCAGCACGCCGCCAAGGCGGTTGCCGTCAACCATGCGCATCAGGTCGTAGCAAAGCGGCTTTACCGGCAGGACGTCCGCGCACGGATACCACACGGACTCATGCGGACCAGGCACCTTCGGATCTGCCGCATAGCGCACGAAAATGTCAGAAACCCCATGGTGCGGGGAATCCGGTGACGCCGTGCGCATCGTGTCCTGATCCCAGAACCCGTGGTCGGAACGCAACGCCGCTGCAAGCGGCGCTACGTTGAACCCTTGCGCGATGCGCTGAATCTTCTTCACGCGGCCATCGCCTCGTCAGCGTTGTCGCCATGCAGGAAGCGCAGGATGTCGTACAGGATGTCCTCGTCAGTCAAATCCTTGTAGAACGCCGCGCCGACCGGACCGTACAGGTCAGACCGAATACCCTGCAAGATTCGTCGATTGAACGGTTTTCCTTCCGGGGTCTTGAAATTGTTGTGCTTCGCGGCCTGCCACTGCCAGTACTGACAAATGCTTTCCGGCAAGTCCTCAGTTCCCGGCTCGACGCCGATGTACTGGAACGCAAGGTTCGGGGACTCGGTTTCGATGTTCCTCACGCCGACCTGCACACCTTCCTCGACAATCGCCTTTTGCGTGATCGTGCGCTTGACAGACGTTTTCAAAGACTGAAAGTGCGGATGCGACATGCTCAACTTGATGCCGTACGCGAACAATAGGGTCTGGCCTTCCCAGCCGACCTTGAAGTAGTTTTGTGGGTGCTCACTGTCCTGATGCGGCTGGAACACGATCAGGTTGTGACGCTTGCCGCCCCACCGCGACCCAGGCAGGAGGTTCGGCTTCGGGTCAAACAGCGCGCCACGGGTGTACTTGCTCAACGGCACGACGGGCGGGACGATCTTTTCAGGCTCTTCGCCTGAATCAATGCCGATCTTCTCGCACAACCGCAGCCGCATCGTTTTCTCGGCGCTTCGCCGGTCGAACGTGCAGTTCAAAACTTCCCCCGCTTCCATCAACTGATCTTTCGTCAGACCTTGGAAACGGCACTCAATCCACCGCTGCATTTCTGATTCGTTTGCCATGCTTTTTCTCGGACTGCGCTTGCGCGTGGGGCGACCATGCCTATGCTTCCGGCCCGCGTCCGAATCCTCTCTCTGTTGGGGTCGCCAAAAGAAAAGCCCCCGATGAACTGGGGGCTTGTTGTGATCGCCTGACTCGGCGAATTACTGCGGATTGGAGCGATTACCCGCCAACGTTGACGAACTCGACGAACACGGTCCAGACAGCAGCCGTGGTCACGATGGCCGCGCGCGTGGTCAGCACCAGTTCGTCACCGGCCACCGGCAATGCCGTGATCGCGCTCAATTGCGCATCGGTCAGTGACACGGTGGTTGCGGTCGTTGCAAACGCGTTGAGTGCCGAAATGGCTGTGACGTTCGAGGTGTAACCCACATCACAGGTCAGTGAAGCATTGGCTTGGGAGTTGGTGAACCATGCCCGGACAGGGCGGACGCCAGTGACGACAGGCGCGATGACGAACGTACTGGCGATGGCGGTACTTGCCGGAACGGCAACCGTGCCACGAATCCAGATCGAATCGCCGCGGGCCTTATTGGCATCCGACAGCAGGTTGGTGTAGTTCCTGCCGTCCGGGGCCAGAGCGTAGTTGTTGCTGTAAGCGATGATTGCCATGGTGTTCTCCTTAGGCCGGGTTCGCCGTGACGGCGCATTTGATGTTTACCAACCAATCGAACGAAACCAGCATGGCCAAGTCATACCACGCCGCAGAAACTACGGATCGCGAGTTGGTCAGGTCGGATTTGTCCGCGCTGTCCAGAATAAACGTTTCCACGTTTCCGTAGCCTTCCTTGCCGGAACCGCCGAGGCTCACGTCAACGAGCGCACCCTTGGCGCACACGATGAAGTTGTAGACGTCAGGGAATCCGCCAGTGGAAAGCAGCGAGGAATTGGTGACGGAGGTTGCGGCACCGGCTGCTGGGGTGAACTCGGACGATGACACGAAGATGATGTTGTCCACGCTGCCGAACGTGCCAATCGGGTAGTTGCCAGGGGCCATCTTGGCCTTCGGAACGAATCCAGGGATGTTGCGAATGTCCGGGTTGGCGTTGGGGTGGTGATAGCAGTAGTAGCCCGCTTCAACCGGAGTCGTGCCGACTTTGGTTGTACCCGTCGCGTCAGACGTGAAGGTCTGGCCCTTTGCGGCCTGAATCGTCGCGATGGCCTTCTGCAAACGGCCAAGGGTAATGACCCCGTTCACGGTCTGCACAGTGGTGATCGACGGGCTGTTGTAAAGCACGTTCGTGGTCGAGATCGCAGCGTTGTAGCGGATTCGCTCACGGGTCGATTCAACCTGCGTCATCAGGACATCGGTCATTCCCTTCGTCCAATCGAGTGGACTCAGATCGCTGGTGTAGCGCGACGTTGCGAACGCAGCCGAATAACGCTGCATGGTGCCGTTGTACGACTCTTGCGTGAGCGCCTGGGTCGTCGGATTCTGGCCCTCTGGTTCAGGTGTGGTCGAAATGGCAGCGTTGACCCAGCGGGACAGAATCAGCGTGCTGCCGGAGTTTTTGTTGATCTTGCGGGATTGAAAAGCCGAGCCAATACGCTTTTCAGCTTCTGCCCGGTCGAGCATCTGCTTGGCCATGATGGCCGGGGTATTGGCGGGCAAGGTTGCAATTGCCATGGTAGTAGCCTCTGGATGATTGGTTTAGACGTCAAACCCAGCGGCCCGAGCAAGCTCCAGGTCTGCGCTGAATTTATCTTCCCCGTCCAGCGAGCCTGCCGAATTCGAGTGCGCGAACGCAGTCGCTCGTCGTGTCGTTGGATTGGGGTCTGCTACCGATCTTGCCAGCGGCTTTTTGGCCGGTGTGTTCGGGGACGCAGTGCCGGACGCTTGAAGCAGTCGGGCGTATTCACGGTCACGCTTGAAGTTGTGCAAGACGAAAGACGTGCTGCTTGCCTTTCCGTCCATGAGCAGTTCTTTAACTTGGGGTTCGACCGCTTGGAGCCAGGCTTTGAACTCTGGGTCTTGGTCGATCTCAAGATAATCCGGATGCTCATTCCGGAGCGCCGAAATCTCGCTTTCACGTTGTCTTGTACGCTCAAGTTCCTGCGTTTGCAACCGGATGTTGCCTTCCAGCGCCGAAAGCCTCTGCACCAGTTCCGCCTTTTCGCGTTCGGCCTGCTCAGCATAGGACTCGAATTGGCTACTGACAGCGGCGATCACTTCCCCTTCGTCGGGGTACTGCTCGCGGAACTTCTCAAGTTTCTCCCGTGCGCTGGATCGACTGGATACCGATTGCTTGGCCTCAAACTCCTGCAATTTCTTGCGCGCCGCTTCCAGTTCTCGCTGAGTCGGGGCAAGCCGCGCGACTACTGCGCGCCTGTCGGCCTCGGCCTTTCCAGCCATGTGCTGATATTCAGCCGTTTTCTTGGCCGCTTCGAGACTTCCCCGGATCAGTTGCTTTGACTCTTCCGGCAATGACGCATAGCCGGGGAAATACTCTTCGGCTTCTGCGGCTTGGGCCGGGGTATCGACCCGCTCCTCAGCCTCGGCCTTGGTTTCCTCAACAACATCAGGCTTCGCGTCGCTCAAGCCTGCCTCTGCCACGCTCTGCGCAAATGCTTCCTCTTCATTCACGTCTAAATCTGCCATAAAACGCTTCCTTCAATGGGTGGTTCTTCTGCGGGCATCGCCCACGAAAGCACGTCCTCGAAGGCGCGGATTCGTGCTCGAACCCGCGTCGTGCCATTTACATCAAGACTCTCGTTCTTCAATTCGAGAATCAGCCTTGCAATCTCGCCTTCCGCACGCTTGGCGACTTCCGCCCAGGTCGCCGACCGATGATCGATCATATGCCGGAACCTGTCGCACGCTTGAGCGCCATTTCCTGCGCCGTGGCCTCAAGTTCCATGCCTTTTAGCATGAGCTTGTTCTTCTGCTCGCGTTCCTTCTGAATGGCCTGTTCCTGCGCCTTCTGGCGCGTTTCCGCCATGCGCGCCGCTGCGATAAGGCGGACGCCTTCCTCGCGCATCTGGGCAATCTTGAGCGCGTTGTCGGTTTCCTTCTCGTCCAGTTCAAGCTGCTTTAACTTCAAGGCGAACCCGGGGTCCGGTCCTTCGGATTGCGGCTGCGACGCCAGTTGCAGTTCCAGCATCTCGCGCTGCAACTTGATCTGTTCGGTCTGCGCCTTGACCAGCTCGGTCTGCTGCTTGGCCTTCTCGGTTTCTGCGCGGACGGCAAGGTACTGCTGTTCCAGCATTGCCGGGTCTGGCGGCTTGTTCGCCATCGCCTCCATGTACTCGGCTTCCGGAATGAGGATGTCGGCGTACTGCCCGTCCAGTTGCGAGACATTCATCTCCAGCAACTTCCGGTTGTCCACCATGCCCTCAAAGCGCGGGTCGGAAACCATCTGCGTGAACGCCATGGCCTGCTGCTGACGCACGTCCTTCACCAGGCGCTCGGCCTGCACCAGCGGACGCACCATGTACTCGCCCTTGATTTCCTCGTCATCCCCGTGGTCGTTGTTCCACCAGATAGCCCGGCAAATGATCGGCTCGAACACGTCATCATCCGCAGCCGCAGCAACGCGCCCCTGCATGATGCTGCGAACGTTCAGGATCATCGCCAGGCCGGACGCGGTTTGATGCTCTTCAGCGCCTTCCGGACTTGCCCACTGCGATGTGTTCAGTTCCTCGTCCATGATCGCGATGGCGCGATCCATGATCCTGAGCGCGCCTTCTGACTCGTTCGGGATGTTGAACGCATAGATGACCTCAGACGGCACGCCGCCATCCTTCGTGTACAGGACTTTCGGCCCTCTCAGGGCCCACTGTCGATCCGCCGGTTGCAACTTGCCCTGGTCCATCACCACCAGCGGACCGGATGACACGCTCTGGTTGTGCAGCGCCATGAGCCATGCCGCGTTCGCCACCCGGTTTGAATCGCTCGCAATCATTGGCATCCCTATGCCGAACATCAAATCATCGAGCGGGAACGGCGCGAAAACGTAGTACGGGATGCGGAAATCGTCAGGGACCGGAGCGAGGCGGGCGCGCAGTATGAAGTCTTGGCAGAACCAGATGTCGGCCATAGCCATCGCGACCGGCTCAGGATTGCCCTCGTCGTCGTTCGGCGTGTCCTCGCAGCCGCACAAGTCCAAGACCTCAAGGTCATCGCGGCTCAGGACGCCCGTGTAACGCCAGACCGCGTACCTGCCCTTGTATGCGTGCTTCTGGTCAAGGTATTGCGCACGGATCGCGAGCGTCTTTCCGATCTCGCCAAGGTCAGGATCGGTTCGCAGCAAGGCATTGACCTGGAACTCATCGAACCCCGGTGCCAGGTTCTGCACTTCCATGCGCCCCATCAGGTGAACGTAGAACGCCTTTTCGGCCTTCTCGGCGCGGTCCGTCATTTCGGGGAAAAAGAAAAACGGATCGGCTTCGGCAAACTCCGGGACAAGTGATTCCTCGGCCACCATCATGCTTTTCTGCTGGCCATCTGGGCGGTACGTGCGCTTGCGACGAACCGCGTTCCTTGGACCCATCAGCAGCCCGGTCCCAATCTGCGCCGCGTCCTTGCACATTCGCCGAATTGACCGATCAAACTTGCACCATTTCAACTGGTTCTTGATGGCCATCTCCATCCCGTCGCACCTGGACTGCACTATCGCCGCAAGCTCAGGGTCTTGGCGCAGCTCGTCAGGATCACAATCCGGCTCAAGGCTCCATGGGTTCGCGCTCAGCATTTCCACCATGCGCGCTTCCCATCGATCCGTCCTGGCCTTCAGCAATTTCTGTCTGGGTGGATTGCTCGCCCCATCCGAACTAACCGGCTGGGCCTTCGTCGCGTCGTTGTACGCGTCATCTCCACGGTAAATCCTGCGCGAGTCCAACATCATCATGTCGATGTCGCGCTTGGCCTTGATAAGCTCATCCCGTTCTTCAGACAGCCTTCTGACCAAGTTCTTCATGGCCACCAGCTTGCGTATCTTCGCCTCCTTCGCCATTTCCTCGGCGAGCGCAACCGCAACACGCAACGCTTCGATTGATTCAGGATCAGCCGGGTTTGCATCGGTCACAACGCCGATGGTCAGTTCTTCGTTCAAGGTCGTGGGTTCCTAGTACAAGCCGAACGTCTGTTCTGCCGTGCTTGGTAGTGGGTCTGCTCTGCGCACCCGCGCATGCTCAAGCCCCATAATTGCGTAACGCATGGCGTCCAAACCGTGATCATCCTCTTTCCGCACGCGGCCCTTGTCGTCGTACGAGTAGCGCCGAAGCTCGTCCAGGAACTTCTCGCAAGTGTTGTAGACCTTGAGCCGACCTGTTGACAGTCTTTCCAGAACCGTCGCAATGCCAGCCTCGACCGCCTTGTTCGGCAGCCTGACAATCAAGCCTTGCTTGCGGTACAGGTCCATGAACGTGTCGCCCGTGGTTTGTGACCCGCCCGCCACGTCGCCAATGCCAGGTATCCAATGGCCGTGCGCCTTTACAGCCGACGCGTGGATCGGAACTTCGGCCTCACCCCGGTAGTAGTCTGAATACATGTAAACAATATCCGTGTCGCGGTCATGCGCCAGCCATACCGCCGCCGTCATCCGCCATCCGCAGTCAATCCCGAAGATGCGCGGCCAGTGGTCGGGGATGCTTTTCAACGGTTTGATGACAAACTCGGACTCATCCACCGGATAAATCCTCCCAGCGCCAGCAACGGCCTCGCCGTTCATGCGCGCCTCTCGCAGATATGGCGGACAACCCGCCAGCATCTGCGCTTTCTCTTCTTCGGTCAGGTGCGGGACATCGTCCCACCGGCACTTCACCAGCATCTTGCTTGACCCGTCCTCTGCGGTTCGGCCAAATGACCGGACAACATCTGTTGGCCCGGACAACGGGGTAAACGTGAGCAGGATCATGCCGTTCACGGTTCGCCCTCGGAAAAGGCATTCCGTGTAGATGTCCATTGGTGGCTCTTCGTCGAGCCAGATCAGATCCTTTTCCGTGCCCTGAAATGACTCGCGACGCTGGTCGTAGCTCTTGAAACCGACCGTCGAATGACCGCCGGACTTGTGCTTGACCCGCACGAAGTCGCAAGCGTAGTTCGTGCCTTGCCTGAACTTGCCGTTGAACTGGCCCTGATCGTTCAGCATCGCGGCTCGCGGGATCATCCCGGTCCCCAGCGCGCCGATTCCGCCTTTCGCAACATCCCCGATCAGCTTGACCTGCGTGATGTCGCGGACCGTCTCTTTCGTGTCGCCAGCGACCCAGATATCAGTCGGTCGGTCGTACCGCCTGCCGACCCACCAATCCGGGTATTCGCCTGTTGCGTGAAGCGTGACCTCGTACGCCCCTACGCCTTCCGTCTTGCCAGTGCCGTTTCCGCCTTGCATGCAGCGTTCTCGGCATGTCGCTCCACCCTCAAAGACGCGCATGTGCTTTGGATACAACTCGCGCCGCAATGGCCCGATATCAGGGTAGAACCTGGAAATCTTGTTGAACCGTGCGCGCCTTTCCAGCTC